GTGACGGCTGATTGCACGCCCGCGTGTGTATCCTTCACGGCTTCCGTCTTTGTGTCCCCATGAATAACCCAGGGCAGCGGCTAAGGTGCAAAGTACACCAATTAAAAATAAAGCCCGCAAAGTCTGCGGGTCTAATAAGTCAACGACCATTTTGAATTCTCCCGATTCTTGGTGGTAACGACTACCACCTGCACTCAGGGTGACGCATAAGGCGCGCCAAATCAAGAACCTTGCGTGTTTGTCGGCGTGTCACCTGACTTTGGCTTGGATTTCAGTCCGTTTCCAGCAAGCACACCGCCCAGCGAACCAGTCAAGAAAATGGCCAGGGTCTTCAATAAGTCAATGAACGCTGCGTCGTTGGGTGCTTGTGCCCCAATTGGCTGAGTGACAAAAATAAGCGCGTAAGTTATGCCAACGGTGACAACCAAAAACACGGCTGCAAGTGTTGAACCAATAATTAAAATCAGCTGCGCGTGGACGTCCTCAGGGGTTCGACGGCGTGCTGGTTTGTAGTGTTGAGAATCCAAGTATGTCGTCAGTACACGTTCCAGTGGGGACGCATTGCGGTTTTTGGCACTTAGGCTTTGACCAGTTTTCATATTCTTGGCACTCATAACGTGTCCAACCCTGATACCCACACGCAGTCAGGATTAGCGCAAGTGCCCAAGCCAATCCTGCTGCGGTGAGTTTTCGGGCTACTTCCCCGTTAACCCGAAACTCTTATCCTGCGGATTTAACCAGCGCAAAACAACTGGTGCGACCGCTGCAACGCCTGCCATTGCAAGTGTCTTTGGGTCTGTCACACCTGCCATGTATAAGGCTAGTGCTGCTGCCATGAATGAGCGTGCCCATGAGGCGATTAAGGCTTTGGCTTTGTCCATTTTTTTGTTCTCTCCTTTGTCGGTTTTTCTCCCGATTTTGGTATTTCAACTGTTGGGTGTTCGCCCTTGTAAGGTACGAATTTGGGAATTCCAAACCCAACAATCTCTTTGCCAACGTTGCGCACCTTTACCATGACCATGCCACCATTTCGTTGGTCGCCTGTTCCACTGGTGTTGCCTTCAATCGTTACGCATGTTTTGTCGTCAATTAAACCCACAACAATTCCAATATGAGAAATGCGGTCAACGCCGTCATGAGGAAAATCCATGAAAGCCAAATAACCCAACTGTGGCATATTTGACCAACGGTTGATTTCTTTAAACTTATGCGCACCAATTGCAGTGCCCACAACTGAATGAATCTTGACGCCCGCTTGTGCTGCACACCAATTGACGAAAGAACCGCACCAAGGTAGTCCGTCGGCCTTTGTAAATTTGCCATACTTGGTAAGGTTGTCGCCTTCCTCAATTGTGCCAATTTCAGCCTTTGCAATTTCAATCAGCGCAGCTGAAGTGCCTTGCGGATACATCTTAGTCAAGTGTTCCACTATGAAAGCAACAACTTTGCTTCATCAGCAGTTAAACCTATTTTGGCAAGAATTGCCGCTTTTTCGGCTGTTTTAATTTCTACCTCATCAGCCAATTTTTGCGCTTCAATTTTGTCCAACTCAAATTGTGCATATTCAGCCTCAGTATATTCACGAACTAAATCGCCTTCTTGATGAAACTTCTTTTCTGTTGTCATTTGTTTTCCTTAACTATTCTGATAACCATAGACGCGGTAATTGCCTGTAATTGTCCCGCTAGAACACGCGAAAGTCAGCGCGTCATAACTTGTCAAATCAACCTTTGCCAATAAACCAACGCTAGAGACGATATTTCCAAGACTGCCAGCAGAATTAACCATTGTGTGTTTTGTGTTAAATGGTTGCTTGATGTTTAAGTCATATTGGAAAATTTGTTGATTAGTTCCGCCTGTATTGATTGACCCTAAGCCCCAAGACGTAGTTGCGTTTTCGCCTAGACTGGTTACTGTTAATAAATAGTCTACGCGATACTGAGCAGAGTAATATCCGCTTGATGTATCCGTTCCACCTGCTCGAAGTTTAAGCGTGACTGCACTTGCAGCACTTGCATCAGTTAATTGAAAGCGCACTAAATAGTTGTCATAAGTTGCAGTAAAAGTATTATTAGGCAAGCTAAAACTTGATACGGCTGAAAAGGTTGTGCCTGTAATAAAAGTCAATCCGCTTGTTGGGGCTGCAGGTGTAGCCCATTTTAAGCCGGTGCTTTCTGCGGAATCTGCAGTCAAGACTGTCCCGTTTGCGCCTACGCCAATTCGTGCGTCCACTGTTGTAAAAGTAAATAAATCACCTTTTGTTGTTAATGGTGTGACATCTGCCGTTGTTGTCCACGCTGGCACACCGCCTGAAACTGCTAAAACTTGACCAGTTGTGCCAATTGGCAAACGTGTGTTTGTGTTTGCCGTTGCTGATGAATAAGCAATGTCTCCAAGTGTCGTTCCAGGTTGTAGTGCTTTTAACCGTGTGTCAACGCCTTGCAATGCCACTTCAAAATCTGCTGGCAAGTCCGTGACTAAATCGCTTGCCGTTGGGAGAACAAAACCATAGTTGCTTGTAGGATTTGTAATTTGAGTTTCCTTTCCTTAGGCGACTATTGTCGCATATTGCCATTCTAGGATTGGCGACACGCTTGACCAAATTTCAGTCACTGGCACGTCGTCCCAAGCCATTGCCTGCAATGAGTAGGCAAGTGGTGAAAGTAGCAAAGTGACCGAAAGTTGGTTGTAGGAAGCCTGAAACGACCAGCCTTCAACAAAACCCTGAAACGCGCCTGCGCTCATATTTAAAGGCAAATTGTTCAAGGCTACGGCTTCACCCATAAAAATGCCAATAAGGTTGTCACGGTCAGAATTGTCCAATTCAGGATTTGTCAGGTCAAACGTAATTTCGCTAAAGATTGGCTGCGGTTGTTTTCTTAGTGACAAATAGAAATCCGCTTGACTTTCGGCGTCAGCTGCGTTGTGCAAGGTGGTTGAAATGATTTGGGCAAGCGTGCCGTATTGACCAATTGAAGTTGTGTCAAACGCCGTTTTTTCACTAGAACTGGTTGCGCCATATTTTATTGTCAGGTAATTTCTAACGTCGCCTGCACGGGTTTCAATCCTTAGACCAGCCCCACGCGCCTGATTGGCGTCAAGGTCAACATAGCCATTCGTGGCAAGGTATGTCGTGCGGTGCGTCGAATCGGCATAACCAATTTGTCCAAGTCCGTTTTCATAGATATAGCCCAAGCCTGAAGTTGCTAAGGCTGAAACCAATGAATAAACGTCAGTTGTGTCACTTGTTCGTGCTGCTAATTCATAATTGCCAGGCGTGTCAATTTCTCCATAACCGTTGTTTTCGGCATTTGCCCAAGTGACTGTTGGGTCATAAGTTGCCCATGTAACCGCCCCAGCCACTTCAGCCCATGAACCAAATAGAACTTGACCCAAGATTGTTTCAATTTGATTGCCGTCAAAATCTTTGGAAAGTACGCCGTCAGTCAATGTCTTTGGCAAACGGGCAAGCGCACCAAGTGCGGTGATTGAATAGGTTTGAGTAAAGGCGGTTGAACCCACTTCACGCACTTCCAAAGCAATATCAACGACGTTTCCACCAAAAATTGCCACAAATACGCCTGCCGTGTCTTTAACTGAAACACCTATTGTTGAGTTGATATTGACTGGAATTATAGTTTGCGCCAAATCCAACAATTGAATGTTGACGTAGCCCGCCTGCGCCTGCTCATAGATATTTGTCCGACCACTGCGGATTGTCAAGTTTGCCAAGATTGCGTCGGTGTATTCAACGCCGTCAATTTCAACCTTCCAAATGGGATTCCACTGCGTCATTAGATTGCCACAAGCGCGGTTGCACCACCAGTGCCGCGATAGTAGGAATTATTTAAAGTTTCAACAATTGTGCGAGCAGTGCCTTCTTTGTCAATCGCACCTGAAACGTTGACGTTAATGGTTGTACCTGAAGCGGCCGCGATTCCGGCAAGAGTGTTGGTGTTAACCCCTGAAGTGCCAAATTGGTAATTCCCGCTGGAAGTTGCAGCGGCTGCGGTTGCAGCAGACATCACGGCTGCTGAAACACCGCCACCGCCACCGCCACCGCCACCGCCACCAATTGACGGTGTTGGGATTGTTGGAATTTTTGGAACGGAAGTAGAAATGCCTGGTGTGGTTACTTTTGGAACGCTTAATGTTGGTGCATTTATTTTTGAAATGTCCTTGCCACCAAAGATATTGTTTGCAAAATTGTAAGCCGAAATTAAAGCGTTGATTCCAGCTATTGCACCTGATATTAAGAAATTTAAAGCCCCGACAACTTTGCCAATTACGTCAATGACACCACCTGCAATTTTGCCTGCAATTTGTAATGCCCCACCTAAAACTGTGCCGATTACTGGTGCAAGATAGGTTGAAATGAACGAACCAAACGTTTTGAAGGTTTCAAGGTTGTCGCCGATAGCGTCTTTGACGTAACCAAATGCTTTTACCAAGCCGTTAATGATTGGCGTAAATGTTGCGCTGATTAAGTTGCCAACTTGTGTGATGTAGCCACCAAGACCCCCGCCCTGAAGACTGAAAGCGTCTGAAAATGCGTTGATTGCTGGCAAGGCGTTTTGGTTGATAAAGTTGATAACTTTTTCAAGGATTGGCAACAAGGCAAATCCAATTGTTTCCTTTGCTTCGTCAAATGCCACTTGCATGCGGGCAATGCGTCCCGCGTACGTGTCAGCGTTGCGCGCAGCAGCCCCGCCAAATAAATCTGAAAGGCGGCTTTGGACGTCCGTGAATGACATAGTTTTCAATTGCGCAGCTGATATGCCTAAACCTAATTTGCCCAGGGCAGTTGTATTGCCTTCGTAGGCTTTGCCCAACGCGTTGGCGACTGTTTCCAACGGCTTACCTGTTGCCGTTGAAACGTCAAGTGCGGTTGAAAGTAAATTTTGCGCCTGTGTAATGTCGCCCGTCGAACGAACCAGGCGACCCAAGGCGGGGCGCAATTGGTCGTCAGCCACACCCGTGGCAAGTGACATTTTGAGAATGGATTGTTCGGTTGCTGCTATTTGCGCCGTGGTTGCCCCTGTGGCGTTCTCTAACGCCAATGCCAACTGTGTCTGCGCCTTCTCATCTTCAATGGCGGCTTTGACGCCTTCAATGCCAATCTTGACGGCATAAGCACCAGCAGCAGCGGCAGCGGCAACAAAGGCCGCGCCAATCATTTTGCCAGTTTTGCCAATCTTGTCCCCAAATGTGTCAACGTCTTGGGTTGCAGATTTCAGCGACTTGTTGAGATTATCAACGTCACCAAGAATGGAAAGTTTGAGGGTACGACTGCCAGCCATTAGTCATATTCCTTTACTATTTTGGAAAACGATTCTTCCCATTTCTTAATGATTTCGGGTTGAACGCTTCTTAGGGTTGGGTAGATGAACCAGCCGCGTGAACCGCGACCTTCGCGACCTGACCACACTGGGAATTGCTTGTAGCGATTAGAACCAAATTCAACGCCACCCCACACCTGCTGAGTTGTTGCGCCACCGCTTAATTTCTGCCCAGCATAACCAAAACTGATTTCACCAATTTTGGAAGATTTTGAAACTTTTGAACCGTCAGCAACACGATTGTCAACCAGGTTACGGGTACGGCTTGACGCGGTTGCTTTAATCTTGCCCTGAACATATGTTGCCAATTCGCTGGTTGCTTCTTTGGCTTGTGTCAATGCTTGGTCGTCCATTGCTTTGAAAGAACGAACAATGGCGCGCAATTCATTCTTGTCGTAACTGATTGCTTCAGTCGCCATTTGCTCGCCTTTCCAAAATCTCAATGACCGTCAAAATGTCTTCGGCTGATTCAAATTCGTTCGGTGATAGCCCCGTTGCCAGGGCTATCTCCCAAACTATTCTGCTGAGGCTTCCGACTGCGTGGCTTTTGGGTTTGCCTCACCCACTATCACTTCGGAAATCGTTTCCGTCCATGCTTCGATTGGCTTGACTGGTTTCCCAGCTGCTTCGCGTTTCATGGCGTGATATGCAAGAAATACTAAATCGGATATACCGATTTTTTCCTGCGCTTGGGAAATGGTATGACCCGAATGTTTTTCCCAACGAACCCATTCAGGTGGCGCAGCCGTATAAGTAATCTGCGTCCCGTCGTTATATTCAATTGTGATTGGTAACTTCATTTTGTCTCCCGATTAGTAGTTTTTAACTGAAAGTTTCAGTAGGTGTTCCCACCACTATGAATGATAGGTCAACGGTCTGCGCGTCAGGTGCTGCCCCGCCGACTGCTGGAAATACTGGCATTACGTTAAAGGCAAAAACCGCACCAGTCACGGCAGTAAGTGAGACTGCCAAAACTGTATTTGGTGCATTCTCGCATGCAGTCCATAGTGCTTCACACAATGAAGAAGCCGCGCCCCAGTCTGCAAGCATTGAAACGTCAAATGTCCACTGGTCGTCAATGTGCTTGTAAGCCTTGCCGTCAAGTGTTTGGTACGTCTCCACGGTTGGTGAATTCGCAAGTGTTGCACTGGTCGCTTGTGCGTCATAATTTACGGTTGCAATGGTCACGACTAAATCGCGACCAGTTATGATTGTCGTTGGCATTTTGTCCCCTATGTTGTTTGTGTGTAGTACGTCGAAACGTTTATGTCAGCAACCAGCATTGGGCTTTGTCCTACTTCCAACACTGTCGGCTTTTCAACAACGCCAACAACGTATCCTGCGGGCATTGCCGCAAGAATTCCTATGATGAGTTTTTCCAGGTTGTCTAGTGAACCTGCGTTGCTATTGGAAGCAACAATTGCAGTGATTGCAAAGTTAATTTTGACCTTGGTTGAAGCCTTGCCAATCAACACAACTTCCATGTACGGCGAATCGGGAACAATCACGATTGCGGGTGGAATTGGTGCTTCAGGAACGCTTGAATAGCAGGTTGCCGCTAGTGATGAAAAGGCGGTGGCTAAGGCTGCGCGGGTATCGGCGACGGCATTGGCTGGCATTACTGCACAACCGTTTCAACGTCTAAAAATGGCATGAGCAATGTGGACACGCGATTGGTCAGGCTGCGTCCCATTCTGTAAGGCGTACTAGCAAAGTCCACGCCCTCAATCTGACCACCTGCTGCAACGCGTGACTGAAAGACTTCAACGCTGACTGCAAGCACTGCTGATTCTATTGGCGCGCTAGTGGCGTAAATATCAGCTGCGGAATAGCCTGAAAGTGTCGCCGTGCCTGTTGGGATTATGTCGCGCAATGTGACGTTGCTTGCCGTCAATGCTGCGGTGAAATAGTAATCGTAAGAATCAACAACCACGTGGGTTGCGGTAAAGGGTGCGGGCAAACCAGTCACAATGACGGATTGACCAGTCACAAAATGATGTTCGCGTTGGGTGTAAAAATACGCAACGTTTGATTCTAATTTGTAAGCGTTGATTGCTGAAGTATTTGCAACCAGCATTGGCAAAATGACCGCTTCACTGGTGTTGATAATTTCGTCAAGATAGGCGTCCGAATAAAGTGAAACGGACACACCAAGCACCGTGCGCAATTGGCTTGCAGTAACAATGACTGGCATGTCCGTTTCCTTTCGACTGCTGCGGCGGAATCGGGAGAAACCGCCGCATGATTAGTTAGTGGCTATTTACGCTTTGTTATTTTTAAACGCACCCGCCGCAATTTTTGTCGCGACTGCACCAAATGAATACACGCCCACTGTGATAGAACCGTCAGCAGTTGATTCTGCGCGTAGTTGGTATGAAGTTCCTTCGTACCATGTGTAAGCGTCAGGGTTGACGATTAACAATGTACCGTCGCCGTCGCCACCGTTTGTTGGGTCAACGTACAGGTTCAAGCCTGCGACGTTTCCTGTCAGTGATGTTGGCACTGCAACACCTGGTTGGTTCATAGGGTTTGAAACCTGTGAATAAATTGGACGTCCAGCGTCATTCAAAGTCATTAAGTTTGACCACTGACCAGTTGACGCAATCATGTTGCGTGCAAATGGATTTGCAAGTCCAGCAGTTGCGCCATAAACGCTTGCTGCACCGCGACCAACAATTCCAAGCAATTCAGCTGCGGTTGGGTATGTTGCAACTGTTGTTGCGTCAAGTGACGCGCCTGAAATTAACACGCCGTTGACGTATGAGTTTTGCGCCTTAGCCATGGCTGCAACCATGTTACGAAGTAACTCGTCATAAAAGAGGGGCGAAGTTCTAGTGAGCAATTCCACCGAAAATTTTTGACTGCCCGCAAATTTTTGGACACTAACGCTAGTGAACGCGGAATTTTGGTCAGTTTCTGAAAAGGCTGCGTCTTCTGCTACAACTGCAACTGTTGGTGCAACTGTAATTTTTGGAATCTCAAAAGTCATTCCAGCGTCAGGCAATGCACCGCGAGAAATCGCGTCAATGCTTGGGCGGATTGTTGTTGATAGTCCGTTAATAACTTCAGCCAATTGACGTGTTGGAACAAGTCCAGCATTGTCTGTTGTGTTGTCTGCTGCTAAAACGTATTGGCGTGCGTTTTCGTCGCCTGTTGCAGCAAGAACCTTGTTTTCAAGATACTTTGCAGCAGTTAACTCAATGCGTGGTGTTGACTTCCAACCACCCACTGCGTTTGATTGTGCGGTTACTGACTGTGCGGCTTCGACCGTCTCTACGGCTGAAGCGTCATTGACGGTGTTTTCCACTTCGTCTCCTTCTGTTGTTGGTGTGACTTCAGGTTCAATTGTTGAATCTGAAACTTGTTCTTCTTCGCCCGTTGTTGCTGCGACTTCGGTGACGCGTGATGAACGGATTGCTGGTTCACTAGTTAATGCAACCCCAGTGAGTTCACCCTTCAAAATGCGCACTGTTCCGTCTTTAAGTGTCTCATATTCGTCAAATGAAACTTCAACGCTAAATCCGTCGCGCAAACCTTCTTGCGCTTCAACAAGTGCGTCAGTTCCAGCAGTTGTGTTTGCAATTTTAAAAGTTGCTTCAATTCCCTTGTCGTTTGATTCAATTGAAAGTGTTTTGCCAATTCGACGTGTGCGGTCGTGTTCAAGGTTAAGCAACACGGCGGTTGCCTCGATTGAACCAGCGGCAAATTGAACCTTGCCAATTGACGCGTTTCCAGTCTCTTCAAACGTGACAATACGCCCGGTGATTGTGCGACTGTTGGAATCAGCTGCGGTGATTTGCATTGGTGTGATTACTTTTTTCATAGCAGTAGGTCTTCTTCCTCGCGTATTTCGTCAATTGACATTGCGCCAATTCGATTCAAGATTTCGTACACTTGCGCGCGCTCGTAAGGATTGCCACGCAAGAAATCGTCAAGGTCAAAACGCACTTTGTTGCCTGCTGGTGTGAAATCAGCAAATGAAAGGCGTTCTTCGATTATGGACATGTAATTTCTGAAAGCAAAATCAACGAGGTCGCGCCTTTTGTCCAAGGCGTTGGAATACGTAAATGTGGATTGTTGTGAATCAGTAAAATACGCTGGGATTCCTGCTGCACGTGAAAGTTCAAGTGCAACGTAGTTTCGCGCCTCATTTAGCTGCAAATTCTTTGGGTCATAACCAAGTGTTTCCAAAGTAACGTCAGCGTTTAAAAATGCCGTTGATTTATTAGCACGCGCCGTGCGCCATGCGCTCAACAACTTTGCAACGCGGTCTGCTGGCAATGATGTTCCGTTTGACTTCAAAACCATTTGAGGAATTGGTTCAACTGCAAAATTCATTGCTGCGCGCTCTAAGGCTGCTGCTGCACGAACCGTGCGACCTGCGCGACTTAGTAATCCTTCTTGGAATCCCTGGAAAACAACAAGGTTTGCTGGGTCAACGTAAGCACCATCAATTGCATAAGACGCAATTTCATAACCCATGCCGTTTGTTGTAATTGTTACGCGCTCAGGTGCAATGCGTTCCATTGCGCGGATTTTGCCCGTATCGGCGTACCTATCCATGACGTATGCATAAGCATTTGGAAAAAAGAACAAATCGGAAATTATCCACGCCCAAAATGTTGAACCTGGAATTCGTGGGTCAGGCTGGTTAATGACACGTGGTTGCGTAACCTTTTCGCCTGTTGCTTCATTGCGTGTGTGCATTGGTAATGACGCAATTGTTTGAATGATTCCCAAGGCGCGCGCTACGGTTGGCACACTCATTGCTTCAGCGCGTGAGGCCGTAACTATTCCACCGAATAGGAATAAGTTACCTACTTCACTGTAATAAGGTGCAACCGCAGCTGCGTCCACGTTGCTGGCTTCGACTGGAACGGCAGCCTCAACCCGTGGCGTAAATAAATCGCGAAATCCCATGCCCGAATTGTGTCAGGCTTATACGTTTAGCCCACCATTATGTCAAGGTCATTCTCTGGGCGTGTCGCGAAGTGGGAAACGAGCGAAACTGCCACCGCCCCGCAAACGACCGACTGTGACGCCCTGCGTCCAATAACCCACCCGCCGTCGCCACGACGCAATTGAACCGCAGCTAAAACTTCTTCCGAAAGTTGGCTTTGCCCTTTATGACGCAAACGATTTGAGTTAATTGCCGACAACATTTCGTCACATGCCTGCGGATAACTGGCGTCCATGTCATAAACGGGAATTCCAGCAGGTGCGAGACGCGCAGCAACCGCGCCACTGGTTTTTCGACTGTAAAGCACGTATTCAGTCGGATACCTGCGGGCATAATCTGCCAATTCGTTGGCAATGGCTTTATCGTCCAATTGCAACTCATTTGTCCAGGTGTGCAGCAATTTGACCACAAACTTTTCGTCCCCAAGTTTTTGCGCGCCAACTAAACTTGCATGGCGTCTGTCAGGTGAAAGGTCAATTGCTAACCAGGTGAGTTTGTCAGGGTCAAGGTCAACCGTCTTGTCCAAGCAATTGCCCCAACTGGCAGAATCCACGGCGCTATTTATGGCCACAACCCAACGGCACAATACTTCAGTCATTACGACGTCAGGTGGGTCATTCAGCACGGATTTTATATTGTCAGCGTGAATCAACGTGCCCATGGACGGATTTGAGTGCCGTGCGTTCTCCACGCTTATTTCGTCCGTTGGCGCTGACCATTCAAAATAGCCAATATCGTCTTCAACCCCCGCAATGCTGGCCAATGCCCTGTCCCGAAATTGGTTCAGCACTACGGAGGAAGAATCGCCTGCATTTGTGTACGCCATGACCATGGGGTTGGCCGCTGCCATAAGGGTGTACCTCAAACTGGCAAAACTCTCAATGTCAGTCATTTCACGCAATTCGTCCAAGTGAATCGTCGAAGGTCGGGAAACACCCCGGGCAGCAGAACCACCCGCGCGCACAATAAATCTATTTCCAGCCATTGTCTCGATTTCCTCACCGCCATGTTGCCAGCGAATTTTCTTGACCTGTTTTGCTAATGAATCATTCTTTTCAATAATCTGAACCATTGCCCTAAATTGCTCAAGCGAGGTGGACAAACGGTGCGCCGAACCAATTTGCAGATTTTCTTCCCATAGGAAAAGGCCACCAAGAATTCTTATCAGCTGCAAAAATGATTTTCCGTTTTGACGTGCGACCACGATTGTATTTACAGGCGTAGCCCAGCGACCGTCAGGCTTGACTTTGTGCGTGTGAATAAGCGCGAATTTTTGCCATTCTAAAAGTTCAATGCCCAGGCTGCTGGCTAAATCAACCAATTCACCCCCGCGTGAGGGTAAATCGTTCAATGGCGTGTGGATTCTAGGCGTTTGAACGCCAAATAGGGCGTTTTGCCCTTCTACGTCCCTACCCAAAACCGTTTGAAGCCCGTTTGAGGCTTCTAGGGGGTCTTGGTGACCTGTTATGACCTTCTCAGTCATTTTCGTGGCTTCTTGAGCCGTTTTGGGGGGAATTTAAACCAGGAAGGGTCAGGGGTGTCGCCGTGCTATTAAAAAACCGCCCCCCTTTGCGTGAATTGCACGAAACACACAACGTTTGAAGGTTTGCTTCATTATCTGCATTTCCTTCACCAAACAAGTGCCTTGGAACTATGTGGTCAACCGAATTGCCTTCCATACCGCATGCCTGGCACGTGTGTCCGTCGCGATTCAATATGCGTTGGCGTATCTTGCGCCATTGGCTTGTGCTTCCATTGTCCTTCAATGCACTGGCCATTAGAAGTAATTCCTTTGCTGATGAAACGCCCATGCTTTGCATGGTGTTTGGTAACGAATCGTAATGTATTTGAGAGTTGCGTCTATTTGTCTGAAAGGGTCTAAGTCACGGTAGTACTTTGACTTCATCTGTCCCAATCCGAAGTGCGACCCGTTCTTTGCAGTGTATGACCAACGTGATTCCTTTGTGATTATCTTGTTGAAGCATTGGAATTCTTTATAGTCAAGAATTCTTGAATGTGCATATAACTTCAAATGGTCTATTGAATAGTTAGCTGCATTTGCATTTGCAATGCTTGTTATTGAAAGCAATGCCGAAATGAAATAGACCCGTCCCATTAGCCGATTACGCCCTTGCGAGCAATCCGCCTCAGCGGCTCGCTTCAAGCGAAACCAGCGTACCGCGACTGTCAAGCAAGTTAATAACTTACGCATAGCCTTGGGCGTGTCCCACAAGTTTTGCACCCCTGTGGATAACGCTTGTGGATAACTATTCACTGGTGTCCCCAACCTTTTCCTTTGAACAAAACACCAAAAGTTGAGTAGGTGCGGCTCATGTTTTGACCGCAACAGATTGGGTTGCGTTCGTCGTGGATTGAATTATCCACCTCAACACTGATTTGGCACACCGTGCATTTAAACTCATAGACTGGCATTTGAATTCCCTATCTGCGCAACCCCCATGACTTCGCACTTGGTGCATTGAATCACTTCCACACCGTCGGGCAGGTTGTCCGTCACCTTGTGGATTACCTGTTTCGTTATCTTTTTGCATTTTCTGCACTCAAACTGAACTGTGTCCATAGTTGCTTCTCCTAAGGTTCTCAATAGGTTGCAAGTTGATTTGTGTGACCCACCAATTTGGTTGCTTACTGTGTCGGTACTTGGGACGTTTAGCCATGGCAATGGGAATCCAGCCCGCAATGAAGAAATGCGGTGATTCACCAGTGACCAGGATTGCCACGTCGTCAGTGCGGTCGTATTCGTGAATTATCAGCTGCCCCGAAACATACTTAGTCCAACGCACTTCAAAGTGTGAACCTACGTCAGCCTTAGTTTTACCCTTTTGCTCAAATGGATTGAAGTCAACATTGAGGTATTTGGCAACAACCCATTCACTGCCGATACTTTGGGCGTCTTGTGCAATGAGGTCATGTAGTGATTTCTCAGTTGAGTAACCGCCTAAGCGTGTTTGCCAATAATCCGTGTTGGCCTTTGCCAAATGTATTGCTGCGTCGTGGCACGTAAATTCTTCCTCACGCGTTAAGGTCATTTTCAACGGCAACCCGCACAAAACCAAATAATCTTTTCATTGCCATAGCCTTTTTGGTAGCCAAATTCGTCAAATTTAACAATGCTTGAACACTTGTCGCATTGCTCAACTTTGTATTCGGCAACCACTTCACCTTCGCACATGAGTTTGCCAGTCATTGTTTTGACTTGTATTACTTCCCAATAATCGCTCATAGAAATGCAACCCCAATCAGTAGCAAAACCAAGACAATTTCAATGCACACAAGTATTTTGATTAAGCGTGGCTTTGTCATACTTGTGGCTTCCATGTTCCGTCGCTGGTAAGCACTAGCCAAATTGGGTCGCATTGGTCAGGCTTGCGTCCTACGCATGAATAATTTGCCCAGTCTTTCCCAGTCTTGGCACTGTTTCCGCTGCGGAAAACACGGTGGCCATGACGGCATTGTGGTGCTTCAGGAACTAATTCACCGCCGAGTTGTTTTGCAATTTCTGCAACGCCTGAAGCCAGGGTTGGGACACCAGCTGCTTCCATGTCTTCTTCAGTTTTGTAACTTGGGACTTCACCAAATTTGGTTGTCCAGTAGTCATAGTCCTTGTCAGTGTTTGCGACCTTTGCTGACGTCTTTTCAACCTGTTCCATTATCTCTTTGGTGCTTCTCTCAGCCCCACCCATAACAAGTTGTTGCACCCTCATAATCGCTGAGGTAACGGTATCTTCCACAAACCAACGCTTCATGTTTTGTTGGTATGCGCCCTGATAGCCATAAGCAAAATCAACCGCTGCTGGACGTGTATCGTCTTCGTGGCGAAACGCCTTTGCTTCAACCAGGACATAACCTTTGTCAGCACTAAATTCAACAATGCTCGTTTCAATGCGTCCCAGTGGGTAGGTCTTCAGCCAGCGTTCTAAACGCTCACGGCTTGCTTCGTAGTTATCCAGGAATCCCATTTATTTCACTTCCCTTTTGGATTGTGAGATGTGACGGCTGATTGCACGCCCGCGTGTGTATCCTTCACGGCTTCCGTCTTTGTGTCCCCATGAATAACCCAGGGCAGCGGCTAAGGTGCAAAGTACACCGATTAAAAATAAAGCCCGCAAAGTCTGCGGGTCTAATAAGTCAACGACCATTTTGAATTCTCCCGATTCTTGGTGGTAACGACTACCACCTGCACTCAGGGTGACGCATAAGGCGCGCCAAATCAAGA